AGTTTTTGCGTCCATTTCAAATCTATCTTTTTCTTCGGAAATATTTTCGAGAGGAATATAAATTTTATTATTATTTTCCTCTATAACAAGTCCACAACATTCAAACGGGGCACACTGTTCAGCATGTTGAAATATTTCATTCATCACGAGAATGCTCTTGCTCCTGGGAATCCTCCAAACGGAAGCTCTACACTTGTATCTGTAGCAGCTTTTCCTGTGCTGGTTGCTGTACCACCACTAATTGGATTAAACCCAAATCTTTTCTTACATCCTGTAGTAGTCTTACTACACCCATCTCCTCTTTCCCAATAAGGGCCATGTCCTGGAGCTTGATCATCACTTGGAGCTTTTGCTTTCCATACTAATGTTTTACCATTAGTAGAAGAAGTAGAAACATTGTCAGTAAATTTTACATAACTATTATCTCTATCATCTAAAAAGCTAAAGTATTCCGTACCATGAGAGTATGTCGAGTATACTCTGATTCTCTTAAAGTTAGGATTACTATCTGATGGTGTTCCTGGTGAGCTTGTAGCTTTTACGGCTTGCCAGTAGTCTGTTGCAGTAACACTTGAATTAGTACCGTCTGCATTGAATCTTGTAGTTGTTTTAGTAGTCTTGTAATAAGTATTTATAGTTATAGCACCACTAGAATATGTTGTAAAAGAAGTTGTACTTGGTATTATATATTCATCATCTTGATTTACATATACTGTGTACTCTGTACCAGTACCTCCTGTTTTTATTTTTCCTTCTAAGTGCCAATTACACCCACTTTGTGCTTTTTGCCATTCGTCTAAGTGATCACTTGCTCCTTGATACATAAAAGGACATCTCTCCGCTAAGACATTTCTTGCTGGTAGAGTTACTCCTTGTATATCAAAAGGTGCAACTAGTTCAAAAGTCACAGATGCTTTAGATCTTGCTTTAATTCTATCTATTACCCATATAGACCTTGGAAATTCTATAGGAGGACTTGCATCTCCTGTTTCTCCATATAAGTATTTTTTAAGAGTTAATCTTCTAATTGCTTTTAGTCCAATTAGTTCATGATAGTCAAAACCTACAGCGTCACTGAGAGCACTTGTTATATTTGCCATAGTAATTGAAGGTCTAGCAATAGCGCCATCATTCTTTAATTCAAATCCATCTGCTTTTATAGGGAGAGGCACATAAGTACGAATAGTAGAGTTAGTATCAAAGTCTCTCATTCTAAGAGAAGTTGATTCGTCATCATCTATCCCATTAGTAAAATATGCAAAGTTATCTTTTACAAATTCAACTTCATATAATTCTACCAGTTCTGAACCTGGGTCTAATTTCTGTAAATCCTTTACTATTATCTTCTCAGACATTATGCTTCGTATACTCTCCTAAAAGTGCAACTTAGAGAATAGTAATCTGCATACTCCCAAGTTTGTTGCCATTCATCACAAGTAACCTTTACTGCTTTTTCTCCGCCACCTTCATTACTATCTGCATATGTATAGGTAAAAGCAGTTACTCCACCTTTTAGTTCAAAAAAGTCTACTATGTCGTCTATATCTTCTTTTGTTCTTGTTGCAAAATTAATTGAAAATTCTTGTTTTAAATTGTTTATACCATTTGCTAGTCTTTGTTCATAACCGTCACCAAATTGTGTTTTAAATATTGTTGGTGTGTTCTTTCTAGTAAAGCCTTTGTCTGGTCTAAAAGTTGTTGTTCCGTCACTGAATCCTATTGCCATATTATCCTGCTAGTAGCCCTCCTGGTCTTTGCTGTTTGCCTATTTCTTCTAGTACAGCCATATTGATTGCTTGTGCAAATTGTTTTCCTGATTCTGCATCACTAGTAGTATCTGAACTACCATCTGCCATGTTTACATTGATTGTTGTGTTTACTGGGCCGTTATTCTTTCCTTTCATCTCTACAGGTATACTTCTATTATTTGGAAGAGGTACTACTGCTTCTGTACCATGGAGCATTGCTTGATATCCTGAGTTTGGTCCACTTGCTACTCCACCACCTGAATAAGAACGTCCATGTTTAGACATAATTCCACCATCTCTGCCCATATCTCCTGTAAAGAAAGCTCCTATAGCTTTAAAGAAAGTACCGCCCTCGCCTCTTGCTATATCCATTGCCATTTTTGCTCTTTCGTATATTGAAATCATTAATTGAATCTGAGCAACTCTTGCCATTATCTTTGCGGTCTTTTCTTCGTTTCCTGTTAAAGCTCCCATAGCTCCTATAACTCCAGAGAATTGATTTAAGTTTTTACTGAATTCGTCGCTACCTTTTGTTGTGCTTGTTCCAACTGACTCAGCAAATCCGATTTTACCATCTCCTGTTAATTTACCTTCAGGATTTACTAAATCAGGATTATCTGCTTTGAATTTTTCTAAAGCTCCTGGTATTGCCATTTTTAATGCCGTATCAAACAGCTCTTGTATCTCATTAGCTTGTCTAATTACTGATGGATTATCTAAATCTATTAGATCTGATTTAGCGTTCATTGCTGTGTCGGCTTTATTTGTAAGGTCTGTTGCTCTTGTCTGATAAAAAGCTTTTTCTCCTCCTTTAAATACACCTGAGTTTTCAAATGTTTCTTTGCCTCTTAGTCTGTCTATTGTGTTATTGTTTTTATCTACAGTAAATTGGTTATCTACTATCTTATCTTTTAACATATTAGTATAAGATAAAATTGCTCGTTGGCCTCCTGATGTTATATTTGCTATTTTGGTTTCTAACGCTTTGATTTCACCCCCAAGCTTATTCAAGTCTCCTTCCCTATCACCAGCAGTATAGGAGGATAATGGTAATTCTTTCATACTCTTAAATTCTTTTTCTTTTGCATCTTTCTGATTTTTTGTCTTTTGTAGTCTAGAATAATCTACATGATTCATTCCTGTTTTTAAGAAATACGCTTGTGCTTCCTCCATGAATTTAGGATCTTTTTCTGCGGACGCTTTTTCAATACTCTCTGCTGTTGTATACTTACCTAAAGTGTTATTTTCTGCTTGTAAGGACGTAACTCTTGCATCTATCTCACTCATTTTTGCCCCTGCTAAAGCAGACTCACTTCTTAACATATCTACACGAATATTTTTTAAACTTTTGTTTTGAGAATTAAATACTCCTAGTAAAAGATTACCATGAGCATATCCACCATCTTCAATAGCGGCTTTTATTAAATTAGCATGTTTTTCTGCACCAGCAAATATTTCATCTTTAATGCTATCTTTTTGAGGTAGTAATGATCCTATTGTATCTTCTAATAGTTGTTCTGAAAGGAATCCTCCGATAGCATCCGTTATTGTATTTGTGAAAGATTTACCTATTTTTTCAAACTGAGAAGAGTCTCCTCTCATGCCTGCTCCTATAGCTTTTCCTAAATCATTTTCCATTTGTATGTAGACTTTATTGTAAGTTGAAAACATTAAATCAGCACGAGCTTTTTCTAACTTAAATAGCGCTCTAGCATTTTTTATATTTTCTACTTGTATTTCTTTCGTTTTTTGTAACTGTGCTACGGTATTTTTAGTAGTTTCCTCTGATGTAGTATCTAATGATAGTTGTGTATCTTGTAGTTTTTTAACTTCTTTTAAATATTTAATATAAGCAGTTTGTACTTTTTGCATACGGTCAGAAGTAGTTCCACCAGCTAATCCACTAAATGCGCCATCTGATTTTACATTAGCTTCCAACTTTTGTAGATTAATTGCCATCTGTAAATGACCATTATATATTTCGATTCTGTTTGAGGCAGCTTCTAGATGTACCTCATACGATTCTCCCGCCTCGACTAAATCTTTATATGCTTTTACATTACTACTAAGAAGCATTATTAATTCTTGGTATGGTTGTTTAGGTAAAGCTTGAACTAGTTTATTCATAGTTTTTATCATTTCACCATTATTTTGTTTAACTGTTTTTAGAGCTGCTCCTACTGTCATTAAAGTTTTTTCTAATTGCTGTAATTTTGTTTTAGACTCATCTGTTAATCTACCTGTTTTTACTAATTCATCAGAAAATTCTTCAAATCTTTTATCCATAGATATAAGAGTCGTTAACGTAGTGGCAAATTCAAATCCTAGTTTATTAAAAGCGTCTTGATTCATCATAGCGCCTTTTTCTAATACATTCATATTAGTAATCATTCCTGGTATATTAGCACTAGCTACAGCTTCTGCGGCATGCATTAAATTATTATCTTTACCAGTTATTAATCCAGTATCTCTAACTCTTTTCATTTTTAGAAGTTCTTCGTTAAGACCTTTCTGAGAGTTAACTGCTTTATCGACTGCTTTACCATACTTTTCTGCCGCGTCAATTTTATCTTTATTTATAAAAGCCGCAACACCCCTAATAGCCATAACTCCCATTGCAATCATAGATACCCAACCCATGGCTCCCATTGCAAATCTAGACAAAGATGCGAGTCCTATCTTTATTGAATTAAGAGCACCATTTACTCGAACCGCCATTTTAGTGTACTGTATACTCATCGCAGTACCTTGTTGTTTTGCAAAAACTTGGACTTTTGTTGTAAAACCTTGATGGTCTTTAGTCATTTTAGTAAGAATAGTTTTAGAGTAAGCGTACTGCTTATCTGACATATTTTTAAACATTCCAACTCGTCTTGCATGTTGTGAATGTAAATTAGATATTTGTGCTTTATTTAACTTTTCACCATCAGCCATAGCATTACCAATTTTTCCACCACTACGTAGAGTTGGCTCCCCTATCTTCTGTGCAAACTTACGTTGAGAAGGACTTAAATTTGTTATTTGTTCCATTTGAGTTTTAAGTTGGGTTTCTTTTGCTATCAACCTGTTAATTTCTTTTACTCGATCTGAAGCAGCTATTGACTGGGTTTTTCTTAATGCTTCTGTGCTTGGAATCAAACTTGTAATAATAGAAGTAGCAAAAACACCCATTACGAGTGCTGCATTGAATGTATTGGCTGAAATAAATCTGGCCATAGGCTCGGCTATTCCAGCAATAGCTGGTCTTACTTTATTTAACAATTCATCAAAAGCAACTCCAACCTGTGCTAAAGCATTTGCTGTTGGCTCCATGATATCATTAATCTTTCCGAATTTTTCTTCTGCCTGTGTTAGTACTTCTACTGCGACTGCTTGTGATTTTTCATAAATAGATAACTGAGTTTTAGTCTTACCTAGAGTAGCTGCATATTTTGTTGTCGCTTCTTCTAGTCTTAGAATAATACCTAGTTCGTCTAATAGTTCTGGTTCCGCTTTAGTAACACCTCTTACTAATCTGTTGAATGAGTCTGTTACATCTCTACCGAGCGCAACTGAAACTGTAAACGCTGCTTTTGATAACTCATTTAACTGTCCTGCAGATAGTCCCGCAGCTCTACCAATAGCACCGGCTTGTGCGGCTTCCTGGAAAGTAATCATATTTCTAGTAGCGCCCTGTATATCTCTAGCTAAACTTTGATATGCCACTCCAGTAGCTGCTGCAAAAGCCCCTTGACCTTGTTGTAATACACGAAAGTCAGCAGCACCTTTTAGGAATCTAAAGGCTGCATCAAGTGCAAATAAGTTAGCGGCTAAAGTAGCGTAGGCAGGAACAAGTCCCCCTGTGATACCTTGGGACATTTTAGAAAAGTTTTTAGTTGAATTTGAAGATGCTTGTGCAGCACCTTTTAAAGCACGATCAGATGACTGTGCCGACTTCCTGGTTTTATCTAATGCTCCAGATGCTTTCTTTTGATCCTGGACAAATTTGCCAAGACCATCTATAATCATCTTAAGACTTACTTCATGTTGTTGATTTTTACCAGCCATTGTTTACCTTATCTACTAGCTTTCGCCTTAGCTTTTGCTGACATTTCAGCATTTTTTTGTGAGTCTTTGACTCGTTTATTTATACAATTAGAATTTGCGTTTTCTATATGAGCTAAAAAGTAGACAACTGTGCGTTTGTCCTCGATATCAAAAGTATCTAAATAAGTACCTATAGGGCTAAAATCTTTGCCCATATACATACCACTAGTACCATCCCATCTGTCAGTTAGTATGCTGTGTAGCATAAACGACTGTTGTACCTCAATTGGATAATCTCTCATCTCAGGAGGCATTTTATCGGGATCGGGATCTTGATTTAGTTGCTCGCAGACTGCAAGGTATTTATCTAAATCAATATCCTCAGAAAATTGTTTTTTAATCAGCCCAAGTATTCCTTCTACTTGGTCTTGGTAAAATTTTCCAGTTCACCGACAGTTTCACTTACCCACTCATCGAAATCACTAGAGTTCTTCATAAGTAACTCTGCATTTTCGTTGTTCCAGACTAAAAAGTCTTCAGGTTCTAACTGGCTAATATCTACTAATAGAAGCTCTTCTAAGTATTTATATTTTAAGCCTGACCAGCCTTTTATGATTGCTTTGCAATATTCAGTTAAGAATTTATCATTATCTAGCTGTTCTTCGTATGCCCTTGTCTTTTTATTGAACTTTTGTGATACACTTTTATTTCTAAGCTTTAGCAATTCTTCTCTTGCTAAATAAGTGAGTTTTACGCTGAAGCCTTTCAGTCCTGGAAAGTCTACTGCTACTGTCTTGCTTGGAGTTAATAAACTCTTAAGCGATACTACTGGTTTTATGTTTTCTGTTGTCATTATTAATTCCTATTTAAAAAATATGTGGGGAATGACTTCCCCACACACTTCGTTATTATTA